AAGCGTCATCAATCTCTCTTTGAGTTAGTTCCCCTCTTGAGAGTTGAGCCATAGCTGCAGCTAACCACTTTTCTTTACTAAACACTTTTTTTGTTTCTGACATAAAGCTTTCCTCCATTTCTTTTTTTACTATAATTACTTACAATCTTTTTCATTTTCTTCTTAGGTGCATACGGATAAATTTTTAATTTATAAAAGTTATATCCGTTACTTATTTGGGCAAGCCAACCAACTAAAGATAAAATTCCCATAGCTTGCTTAAGAGATATGTTGTTGTTCTTTTTACGAACATTCCTAACCCTCCTGCACAATCTAAAATAAATTCTACGCCTTAGCTTGATTTTGTTTCTAAAAAACTGAAAACCAACAAAGTCTATCGGTCGTGAATCAATTTTCCAAACTTGCCAATTACGCTTAAGTTTTAAGCCTATTTCATTAAGATATTGATTTATAGCTATAACAGCTTTATGTAATTTTCTTTTATTAGAATCTATTAACACCATATCATCAACATAGCGAACAAAATACTTGATTCTAAGCTGCTCTTTAACAAAATGGTCTAAGCCCTCTAAATAAAAATTACTAAGCCATTGAGAAGTATAATAACCTATAGGAAGACAATCTCCTCCGTTCTTCAAGACCATATCTACTAAATTAGTAAATCTTTTATCTTTTACTTTTCGTTTTATCATCTGAGATAATATCTCAGGCTTTACAGTATTGAAAAATTTAGAAATGTCTAGCTTTGCAACATATCGCATTTTGTGATTATTAAGAGCTTTAACAACAAGTTTTTTAGCTTCTTTTCCACCACGATTAGGAACGCTGCCGCAGGTATATTTGTACATACTTTTCATCATAACTTTTTCGAGTTTCATAATTATGAGCCAGTGGATAACCTGGTCTGGAAAGAATTTAGGTACTGTTATAATTCGTTTCTTCAGGCAAGAATTATCATAAATTTCTTTAGTGTGATTTTCAGATAATTCTACAGTGTCTGATTCAAGCATATATTTTAGCTTTTTAGCGAAATAATCAATTCTTTTTAAAACTTTTGCTATGTAATGTCGCTTAGTTTTACCTTTTGCAGCATTACGTATAGCTATTTTTATTAAATTTGTGTCGCAGATACTATCATACAAATAACCAATTCTTTTCATAATTTACCTTTTAATCTTCTAGTGGTCTTTCGAGAATTAACCTACTAAACCACCCTCTTTGCGAAGTGTTTTTTAGCAAGAGCTATGGATTATGTGTGCTTTTTCAAATAAATATTTTAGATTAAATTACGACCGCCGTTGTTCGACCTAGAGTTAGACACAGCATTGTTACCATTCCAATACCACAACCCAGCCTTAGAACCGTTATCCCAATTCCCACCAACGTGCAAGTGGCAGAGGCGTTGCACACACTACCCAAACTTTATTTAATAAAGTCAAATTATAATATCAAGGGGGAAGTTTCCCCCTTAATTATCCCTCTCTAAAGAGGCTTATAACAAAGACGACCGCCGTAGTCCGACCAAGAGAGAGACACAGCAGTGTAACCAGCCCAAGCCCACAACCCAGCCCTAGAACCGTCACCCCAAGCCCCACCAACGTGCAAGATAACTCCGCCGTCAGCATACCAGGAATAATCACAGTAATGTGTAGAGGCTGAACCTCCAAGCTCTGATATGTAGCCTATAAGAGGGTTTTTATCAAAATACTCAATGCTTTTAATATGCCCCTCTGAAGTTGTTGGTCTATTACCCATATAAGAATATGGCATTGTTGTTTTAGCTCCGTCGTAGCTATTAGGGTCAGTACAAATATAGACTTTTTCAAGATTAAATGAGATTCCGTCAACAAAAGTCCAAGTGTTACCCCAAAGGTTTTCAATTCCCCTATATTTACAAGCATAAGTGCCTGTTGAGTTACTTGTTGGAGAGCCGCTAGGTGTTTTTACGTCATCAGTATGACCTGTGGTTAAGGCTGCAGTATTTCCTGAATCAGTAAAGCCTTTCATAATTGATTGAGAATTTGTGGTAGCAAATTCAATCAAAAACAACTCTTTTAAAATCATATCTATCAAAAAGTCATATTGTTGATACCCTGCACCATTAGCTTTACAAGCAGTCCTCAAGTTGTTAATAGTTATATTTACAAGAACGGTTTGTCCTGTTTTTGAGTAAGCTCTTGTTGAAGAGCCACTAGCCTCATATTTACCAACGTCAATATAATCAATCTCGTTGCCTTTACCGTCAATAAATAAAGTTGAGAAACCACTATATCTAGTTCCTGAGATTTGGTGTTTATATGTGCCGTCAGAATTTTTGGTGATTTTAGCATAAAACTTTGGTATTCTAATAAACACGTTTCCTGCTGAGTCAACAACTTCTTGCATTTCACACCAGGGGAATAGTTTATCAAAATCACTCTTAATTTCTGATTGTCCCACGCTGTAAGATAAGCCAACGGCGTCATCAGTTCTTGTAAGAGAAACACTTGAGCCGCCTACGTTATCTACACCGTAAACTTTACCTTTTTCAAATAACATAAGTTATCCTCCTAAAATTTTATTTAACCCCCAAGGGCTTTTAATCTTCTATCTATTTCGCCGCCCTTTGTACAACTGCTTGCTTGAGTAGCTTTTTCTGCCTGATAGCAAAAAGCTGCATAAACCACGTCCTCAATATTAAACGTTGGCAAAGGTGCACCGTTTTCATAGATAATAGTACCTCCGCTTTGAACCATACCTCTCAACTCGTCAATTTCACTACTATGTTGATTTAACAATGACTCTTTTGCTGTTGTAAAACTAGCTGTAGTATTGTCAAGAATAGTCTTATTGCTATGACTGTGTTTTTTATTTACAGCGTCAGCAAGGTTTTCTTCTGACTGAGAGTATGTATCAAGTAATGATTTATTGCTATGAGAGTGTCTAGCAGAAGTGTTTTGGTCTATCTTTTGTTTATAAGTGTCAGAAATTTTAAATTTCATTTTATTGTCAGAAGAATCAATATATAAACTAATTGTTGTATTATCTCCTGTATATTCATCAATTAAATCTCCGACAGGTATTTCAATGGTGTTATTATTTTCTAATACAAGCATAATTTTTTGTGTAGAAGAATTGTAATAACCATTTTTAACTAAAAATTCTAAAGGCAAATCTATTGTCATTGTTGAATTGTCTGTCTTTGTAATAGTTAAAACCCCTGTAGTAGAATTTAGCTCTATCTTTTTTATAGACGCCTCAACCTTTGTTGACATATTATCAAGAGAGTCTTTTAGAATTTTGGCTTGTTTTGCAGAAACAGGCTTATTTGTAGCTGTGCTTGTTAAATTGTCAACTATGTCTGAAACATTAACTTTTCCATTAAGATATGTGCAAACGTCATCAATAAAAGCCTTAAGAGTTTTATTAGTGCGTGTGTTTGCAGTATCAGAAGTTAAACCAACACAATTAACCATTATTTTGGCAGCTAAATTGCAATTAAAAATATCATCAATTAAGTCAGATAGTTTTTTGCTTTGATTTGTATCATAACTTGCAGGAAGACCTATTTTACTTGCACCTGTATTCCCTAATAAAGTATTTTTATATGTAGTCAGTGCAGTGTTTGCACCTGAAATACTTGCTGCAATTCCATTAAGAATTGTTTGTAAAGATTTAAGTTCTTGACCTGACGCAGATTCATAAGCTGTCATATAATTAGCAAGTTTGCCATTAGTAAAAGCTACAATTATATCCTGAAGACTATATTCAAAATCTTCTTGTTGTTCTGCTGTTGAATCAAGACCTGTAGTAACAACTTTAATAAAACTAGCAGCGTCATCACTTTTTAATGTTGATTGAATAATATTTATTTTCTCAGCAATAAAAGTTCCAAGCTTGTCAAACCATAATTTTAGATTAGTTGGGTTTAACCCACCCACACCATAAGGAGCTGTTTTATTTGGCTCGTTTGCCAAAGCAACTACACCCTTACTCTTAATTTCGGTTGGCGTAATGTTTG